GCCATTTGCCGTCATTGAAAATCATCACGCTGCCCTTGTTGGACGGGTGCCGATAATAGCACCTGCCCGATGGCGCGGCAAAAAGCTGGCCAGATATGGCGCCGAAAGATTTATGCCCGGACAGCAGCAGTTCCTTATTCCCGATCATTTCCACCTCCCCGCGCTTCCGGCGGAAGCTGTTTCAGCTTGCATTCGCTTTCAAAGCTCAATTCGCAATGACGCTTGCCGCCCTCGCGATCCCAGAAAAACAGCGCGTCAATTACTTTTCGCGGCAAATGTCTGCCATTTTTCGACAGACGGTAAGCGCGGCTGGACAGAGTTTCATCCGGCCAGCCGCGACACCAGGCGTTGACAAGCTGGTCGTGGGCTATGGCCACGGCCTTCCAGTATGGCAATGCGCAGGGCATGGGTTAGCCCTCCAGCAATTCCGCTTTTTTCGCGCCGCCCTGTTCCATGCAGGCAGCCTTGTGGGCCAATGCGCCGCCCGCGTAAAGGGCCAGAAACTCGTCCGCGGTCAGTTCCAGCCGCACAAGGGTGCCGTCAGCCCGATAGGCGTTCCAGGTAACGGACCGGGGCAGGCCGGGCATGCCGGCCTTGACCATGAGGCAGGCGTTGGCAGTGTCGGCAAAGTTCTGCTGGTCAAAGCTATCGTAGGAGAAGCGCAGCTTCCCGCCCCTGATCTCGTAATCGAAGCCGCCGGTTATGGCCGAACTGGTTTCCATGTCGATTTGCGATATTTTCATGGCCAGTTCGGCCCTTGCGGCTTCTTCGGGGTCTGGCTGCGGGTCGGGGATGTCAATCACGATGATGCCAATCGCTTCCAGTGCCGCGTCATCCGGGTTGCGCGGGAAGACGAATTGCCTGAAATCCCGGCGCAGAAGCCACAAATTGTCATATTCCTTGCCATTGTATTGGTATTTTTTCATTATCTTTCTCCATCTTGACTTATCTGGCCCGCGCCCTTATTTCTAAAAACAGATGGGCGGCAAGCCCTGCGAAGACCTGCCGCCCTTTGTGGGCACACCCCCCATTTTGAATTTCAAACGGTTGATGCGCCCGGTTGGTTTTGGGTTCCTGCCGGGCGCTGTTTTTATTTAAGGTTCATCAAATGAACCGCCACAGCCGCCATAACGCTGGCCAGAAAGGATGCCAGCACGGTTAGCAGGAAGTTCCTCATGGGTTCCTCCTTCAGGGAGGTGTTGCCCACGGCAAGTCTTTTACTCTATTCGATTGTCAAAATCCAGACTGCTTACGCCGCTCCGCCCATGACTGCCGCTTTCTCCTGCCCGCCCTGTTCCATGCAGGCCGACTTGTGAGCAAGGGCTCCCGCAGTGTAAAGGGCAAGGAACTGGTCGGCGTCCAGGGTCAATCTGACCAGGCTACCGTCCGCCTTATAGCCGTTCCAGGTAACGGATTGCGGAAGCCCCGGGACGCCGGATTTGACCAGCAGGCAGGCGTTTGCCGTGTCGGCAAAGTTTTGTTGGTCAAACATATCATAGCTGAAATGCAGCGTTTCGCCTTCAATCTCGTAATCGAAACCGTCCCGGATTAGCGCGGATGTTTTGTGGTCGATGTCGGCAATCTTCGCCTCAAGCTCCTGTTGCGCTTTTTCCTCCGGCGTGGGTTCCGGGTCTGGCATCTCCTCGACCGTGATGCCAAGCTGCGCCAGAAGCTCCGGCGGGGTCTGTTCGGAAAACACCAAATCGGGCGTTGCCTGGTTCAGTTCCCAGAAGGAATTGTAGGTCTGTTTTTTGTAGGTGTATTTTTTCATGATTTTCTCCCCATCTTGACTTATCCGGCCCGCGCCCTTATTTCTAAAAACAGATGGGCGGCAAGCCGTTACACTTGCCGCCCTTTGTGGGCACACCTCCCAATTTTGTAGTGTTTGGGAAAATGCGCCCGGGTGGAATGACACTCCTGCCGGGCGCTGTTTTTATTTAAGGTTCATCAAATGAACCGCCACAGCCGCCATAACGCTGGCCAGAAAGGATGCCAGCACGGTTAGCAGGAAGTTCCTCATGGGTTCCTCCTTGTTCGGGAGGTGTTGCCCACGGCAAGTCTTTTACCCTATTCGATTGTCAAAATCCACAATTCTATTGAGTGTTATCCGCAACGCTCAAGACAACCCGTCCGCCCACGAAATGCGCCAATAACACCAAAATCGCGCCAGCGTTTCCCCAGGTGGGGGCAGTGCCCTTGTTTGCCCAGACCGCGCCTGAAATTGTCAGCGTTGTCGCGGCAGGGGCTGTGAGGGAAAGAGCCTTGACCGCCCGGACTGTCGCTGCTGCCGCCTGGAATGTCAGGGTAACTGCCCCGCTGGTGCCGATATTTATGCAATCGGCCGAACTGGCATTGATGGTCTGATTGCCTGAAACCGCGCTGGCAGTCTCGTTTCCGGCCAATGTTCCCCGCGCGCCGGATTTAGGGACGGCTGCATTGGCCATTGTCTGCGCGGCGGAAGCCGTTGATTTCGCGCTGTCTGCCGTTGACTTTGCCGTGTCAGCAGTCGATTTAGCCGCATTGGCGGTTGTGGTGGCATTGCCTGCCGCCGTGCTTGCGGCTTCAGCGCTTTCTTTCGCGGAACTTGCCGTTGCGCTTGCCGTATCAGCCGCAGTTTTTGCTTCGTTAGCTGTTGCCGTGGCAGTTTGGGCCGCAGTCTTTGCATCCCCTGCGGTAGTATTAGCGGCATCCGCCGTAAGCCCGGCTGCGGTCGCCGCTGTTTCCGCTTCTTCCGCCTTGTCGTATGCGGTCTTTACGGCCTTTGAGCTTGCGGCCGTTGCGCTTGAATCGGAGTCGATTGCGTCCGAAACCTCAAGGGCCACGCCGTTGTTCCCAAGCTCTTCAATGCGCGACAGGGCGTCAGCGGCGGTTGCCCTGGCCTCGTCAGCCTTTGTTACCGCATTTGCCGCTGCCTCCGCAGCTTGCGACATATCGTTTTCAAGTTTGCCAATTCGTAATTCATGCTGGATTCCGGTTCCCGGAACTGGAACATTCTCCCCGTCAACCCGCTGGAAAACGCACTCGCATTGTTTGGCCATATCAATAAACTCCTGGTCGGGCGAACGGACAAGGAAGGAAAAAATCCGTCCGCCCATTTTGGGTTAGAGAAATATCAAGGTCGAAATAATCGGCTTACGCCCCCGCCCCCTGTTCCGGGCCGGGAACTTCTTCCTTGACCACAGTGAAGATCGCGCCGTCAGGAAGATTGAGCGCCTCCACAGCCGCGTCAAAACCCTCGTCTTCCGGCGAGATGGTGACATACGGCTTGTAGGCCGCCGGGGCCACGTCCTTGCCGTCCAGCTGGAGCTTGTCATCGGCCACGGTCAGTTCATGGCCGTCAAGCAGTTTGGTGGCGCCAACCGCCTTGTCGATATCTTCCACAGCAGACGTGGGTTTGTCCTGGATATCGGCCCATTTGAAGACCATATCCATGCTTTCCACCTCCGCTGTTTTTACCCATTGGCCGTTGCTGATTGCGCCGTCTTCCGCCACATCGCCTTCATAAAGGTATTTGGCGGCGCCCCTCTTGACGCTGGAATCGCCGGTGGCGTCCTTTACCCAGGCCTGATCGCCGACTTTCATGTCGGTGATTGCATCGCGGGCCGCGATATTGGCCACGACATGCGTGATTGTCTGGGCGCCGATGGCCCGAACGAGGGTGTCGATTTTCACCTGCACCGTGGTGCCGTCAGACAGCTTGACCTGCGCGGCTTCGGTTTCCGGCATAATCTGGCGTTTGACGCCGTTGACGATCTGGACAAGAGGCGTGAGGAGTTTTGGTAATGCCATGTTTTTGTTCTCCATTCTTACTGGGTTTGGGTTTATTGTTCCGGCATTGGGCGAGCGCTCATAACCTTTTGCCGGTCAATGCGCATAATTAAGGATTTGCCTGTTCCATATCCGGATCTATGATAAAGAAGCTGTCTGGGCGCCCGTCTATGTCGCTCATTGACGGCACGGTCAGTATTGAGCCTGTTCCGATAGCCGCCACTGCCTCCAGAGCCTTATCCTTTGCTTCATTTGCGTCAGCCAGCGCCTTTTCCGCCCTGGCAAGCAGGTCAACGGCCTGGGCCAGTTTTTCCTGCAATTCCTCGCTGGTCGCGCAGGTGGACACGCTCCAGGCGTTCAGCACGGCATCAGCGGGCAAATCAATCAGCAATTTGATTTGCGTGGATATGCTTTCCGCCTCGCCAACCTCTTCATACTGAACGCCGCAGTTCATCAGAAAGCCGCCCCAGAATATTCGCAGTGCGGCGCGGCCAACAATGTATGTCAATGGCAAGGGGAGCAGATCGCCGGCCTTGAGGTTGTCTTTGACAATCCATGTCGCGTCAGTATTGATCCCCTGGGTAAGCTTGAGGACTTCGCCGGTTTTGGCGAAAGCTTCCTCCGCCCGATCGGCATGGCTCTTCGCTTCATCAATAATGGCCTGCCCGTCCTTTGACACCTTTCCAAGTTCGGCATCCACCGCATCGGAAAGATCATCCGCCTTGCTGTCGAGACTATTGAGCTTCTCCTCAAGCCGGGCTGCCTGCTCGGACAGTTCGCCCGCGTTTGGAAGGCCGGTCGAGACGCTCCAGAAAGACAAGGCCGCGCCAACGGGCAAATCTATCAGGGTTTTTATCTGTCGGGATATTTTGTTGGCATCGCCGACTTCCTCATACTGCTCGCCGCGAGTCATGGAAAAGCCGCCCCAGAAGACTCTCAATGCGGCCCTGCCCGTGATGTAGGCAACAGGAATGTCGATAACGCTTCCGGCCGGAATCGCTTCCGTGGTCTTCAAATGACCTTCGATGTTGGCGCCCTGGGTCAGGGCAAGCACTTCTCCTGTTCTGTTGCAGGCGGCTTCCGCCCTGTCGGCTTCCTGCTTCGCCCGCTCAATCTGCGCTTCTCCGACTTCGTCAACGCGCCTTGTTTCCTCGTCCACGCGCCCGGACAGTTCATCAAGCCTGTCCTTGAGCTTCTCGCCATCGGCCACAAGGTCGTCCACATTGGCCGAACCCGTGGCCACGCTCCAAAATTCCAGTTCAGCGTCTTTCGGGATGTCAATAAGCGTCTTTATCTGTCGCGATGTCTTGTGCGGCTCGCCAACTTCCTGATACTGGGCCTTGTTGGCCATCAGCATGCCACCCCAGAAAACCCGCAAGGCGGCTCTGCCGGTTACATAATTCACCGGAATATCGAAAACAGTCCCGGCCGGAATGCCCTCTTTCACCTTGAGGCTGGCCTCAAGATTGGCCCCTTGCGTCAGGGTCAGAACCTCGCCGGTCTTTTCAAACGCCTCTTCGGCGCGGTCAGCCTCGGCTTTCGCTCTCTTGACTTCTTCCTGCACTCGCCCGACCTGAACGTCTCCGGCATTGGCAATTTCTTGCAGCGTTTCGTCCAGTTTCGCTATTTCGGCATCAACCTTGCCCTGGGTTTCAGCCAGGTTGTCGATAATCTCGCCGGCCTTTTTTTCGGCCTCTTTCAGGTCGCCGGTAACATGAGGCGTGGCAATCCAGATATTGACCGTTGATTGTTCGGGAATATCAATCAGGATGGCCAGTTTTTTGGAAACATCCTCCGGATCGCCAACTTCGTTATACTGGATGCCTTCATACATCAGCATCCCGCCCCAGGAAACGCGCAACATACTCCGGCCCACAATATAGAATACCGGCAGTTCAAGTTCCCCCCCTGCCTTTATTCCCTTTGCAAGCACAATGGATATGCTGCGGTTTTTGCCCCTGGCCACGGAGAGGGTATTGTTGGCCCGGTCAATCTCCTCCTCCATGCGTTTTTCATAATCGGCTGCGTATTCCTCGAGAGCATCCAGCGTAGAATCCGCCTCGTCCTGCCGCTTTTCAATGGCGGCCAGTCTTTCCTCTTTTTCCTCGAGCGCGGCCACCACAAGAGGCACGGCCTTCTCGATGTATTCCTTGTCCTCGGCAACCGCTTCCTGGGCCTCGCGGGAAACCTCGGCGCACTTGCATGATTTCTTGGCATAGCAATCAGCCATCTCGGCGGAACGCTCGGATTCCGTTGCCGCAGCCTCGGCCTTTCCGGCGTCAAGGTGCGCGGCAGTCGCCGCATTCTGGGCGCATACGGCATCGGCATGGGCGCAGGCATGGGCTTCCTTGGCGGCAGACGCCGATTCAACGGCGACAACCTTGGCAGCTTCGGCCCGGTTTGCGTGTTCTTCCGCCTGATGGGCGCACAGACAGGCCTTGTTCGCGGAATTGGCGGCGGCAGCGGCCGAACACCCTGCGCGTTTGGCCGCGCTTTCCGCCCGTTCTGTCAAAGCTTCAAAGTCCTCGCCAAACAACGCGGCCTCGTCCCGCAGTTCGGCAAGTGCTTCCCGCCTTGTATGGTCAATATCAAGTAGCGCGTTTTCGCGGCTTGTGGCTATCGCTGCCAATGCGCCCTGCTGAATATCGGAGCCTTTTGTGGCAAGTTCGGTCAGGGCTTCGCCGCTTCTCGCTTCAATGGCCAGCAATGCTGTGTTTTCAGCCTGTTTTATGCAATCTGTGGCGGCTTTGGTCAGCCGGTTTGCCGTATCTTCCGTGCGTTCGATAACAGAGCATTCAAAATTCTGGACAAGGCTATTGATGCCATCAACAGTATCCTTTGCCCGTCTCTCATGCCCCTCCGCCTCAAGCGCGGCTGCCTGCGCCGCCTGCTTTGCGGAATCGGCATTACTTGCAACAGCCTCAAGCTCCTTGCGGATTGCGCCCATTGTCTCCACAATGTTTTGCGCCCGGTCGGCCGCATTCGCTGCCTGGGAGGCGTATCCGGCAACTTCGGCCGGTATAACCTGCCCGGATCCGCGATGCTCATATGGCGGCAAGTCCGTAATGTCGAACAGGTTGCAATCCGAGTTCGGCACGACAACATAAAAATGGCGCAAGCCTCCCGGCGTTGCCGTGGAACCGCTGACCTTGCCGCATGGAGTGCAGCCGTCTCCAACATAATTGATGGTTACAAGATATTCGCTCCCTTCAGAACCAAGCTCGTTTGGAAAAACCCTCAATACGGCCTTGCCATTCGCATCGGTCATCTGGGATGTTTCGCGCGGGACTATCAGACCGCCAAAACGTTCGTTGGTGGTCAGGCGCATGGTAACCCGCGCTCTGGGAACCGGTTTGCCGTTCTGATCCAGTATGCGCGCCGTAACGTTTACCAATGGCAATCTGTTGTCCATGACGGCTACTCCTCGCCCGTATTTACATAGAGGACGCCGCTGCCAAGCCTTTTCCGGTATTTCCGGGCCTTGGCTTTGGTCGCGCCCTCCTGGTAAAGTTGATAATAAGTGTTCATGCCTTGCGGATCGCTCCACTCGACATATTGGCCGCTCATGGCCTTGATCTTTGCTATTGCCCCAAAAGCCAGAATATCCCCGTATTCTTCAAGTATGTCTTCCGGCAGTTCCCTTGACGTCCGCAGCGGCCGCAATGCGGCCTTCACCGTAGCCACTGCGCATATATCCCTCGCCTCGCTCAGGGTTATGTCCCGCAAGCCGGCGTCAAACGCCTTTCGTTCGAGCTTTTCATCGTCAAGATAGAACTCCGTAACGCTGGCAATGACCGCGCCTTTCGGTAACGGCAGGGGAATGACTGTTTCGCATGGCTGGACTTCTTCCCGAAAAACCGCGTCCCACACGCCTGTTTCCTTACAGAAATCCACGGCCAGCATTTGCAGCGTGTCCAAAATCATGCTTTGCGGACACGGCATGACTTGCGGCATGATTTGCGGCAACAGGATGTCAATGCCTTGCATCTTTTCCATCATTCACCTCCCGGAACACGAGAGCTTTTGGCCTTTGGCCAGTGCGCGTCTATCCTGGTCTTTATGCCAAGCAGCGAATTATACATTTGCAGATGGTACAACGCCTTCTGGTAACTGCTGCTCTCGTTGTCGCCGGAAAGGATGGCTGCCAGCACATGATGCTCAAGCGCCGGCCCGTAATCATCAGGAATATGAATGCAGTCTTCGGGAGAGGTTATCGGGCAGGGATGCACCCCGAACGTGGCTTCAACCCAGACTTCCCCGCAAAACGGCACAGCCGGATAAACCATGTAGAAATGGGGATTTGTCATGCGGTCGTATGCGAAGTTTTCAATAATTGTCCCTTCGCGCCTCGAACACGCCCAGGCCTGCAGGATGTTTGGATTGACCGGCATGATTGCCGGCCCGGGACATTCTCCCAGCGGGCCTTCCATGTTGCGAGTCAGTTCGACAAGCATTGTCGCCGGCCCGTGCTTTTTGGATATCGGCAAAGCCTGTCTCATACCCGGCTTGAGCATGACGCATTCGGTAACCGCCATAAGATCCGGCCTTTGCAGCACAACGGCCCGCACAGCCTGATTGAGAAAATCAAGCAGACCGATACGGCCGTTGTCGCCATCCCATGACCATCGGGCTTCCACGTCCGGCTCAAGATCCTGCAACGCGCCGGAAATCAGCCGCAAGACAACATCGGCTTTCATTCTAAACCTTCACAAGCTGGCCCGTTTTGGGGTCGATGTGGCCAAGAACGCGGTAGGCAAAACGCGCCGCCGTATGGAAGGTCGTGTTGACCTGCGCCCCGTCCGTGGTTTGCGCCACCTGCTCGTTGGCCAGCTTCAGCACATTGACCACGCCTTCGGGCACATCGACTTCCTTGTCGCGCTCAATCAGGTATTCATGGCCGTTGACCGCCACGGGCACGGGGCTGCGCTCATGATCCGTGCGGCCGCTCTGGATAACAATCCTCACCTTGCGCTGCTTGCGCAATTGCCTCGCAATCAGGGCTTCCTGCTGCGATACCTGCATATCCAGCAAGTCGGATTTTTCTTTCGCGAGTTTTTCCGCTTCCTCTTTTTGCGCGCGCTCTTCCGCGAGCTGTTTCTCAAGCTCGGCATTCCGCGCCTTGAGCTGCTCAAGCTCTTTCTGGGCGTCAGCCTGTTGCTGTTTGTTGTCGCTCATTATGGATTCTCCTACAGCTTGGAAACGGCGACTTCGGCGCGGGCCATCCAGAAGTCATAAAGAATGACGCTCGTGCCCCATGCCTTCCAGCCTATTGTGCCACGCTGGCCAAGAGGATCGCCGCCGCGCGGGATATTGGGATTGAGAACGCAGGGCATGATTGGATAGCCGCCATTCTTGGCGCGAGCAAAGGGAATGACGCCAAAAGCGTTCTTGCCGAAATACAGGATTGGATAAACGTCAGAGCAGGCACCCTCGTTGGATTCAACGGGCTTGTCGGGCGTTGCGGCCGCGCCGGCGTCCAGCCACGGTTCCAGAATGGTTGTCGCGCAGTAGCGGACGCCTTCAACCGATCCGATTTCACCGCGCAAGGGGGCCTGGTGGCCATACTTTTCCACAGGCACAAAGCCCGGCATTTCCCTGATGTCCGCTTCGCAATCCGTATGGCAGACAGCCACAAAGGACGGAGCAATCGGGAAAGTGCAGAAGTTGGGGGAGGCGCCGATAAAATTGGTTATGGGCTGGGCAAGCTGTCGCTTCATTCCGCGCAGGATGCGCCGCTGTAAATTCAGGGTCAGCGGTTCGTTGACGCCAGTGCGATCCGTGGCGATAACTCCGCCAGTCGAGCCGGAAAAATGCACGTTGGTTCCGGCAAGCAGCGGCCCAAGGCATACGCGTTCCATCATGATCGCAGCCTGTTCGCCAAGAATGTCGGAGAACTCGGAAATCAGCGGATCTTCATGCGTGTCGGCCAGGACATCGGTCAGATGGATGTAATCGCCATACTGGCCGATTGTCGCTTCAACGTCCCGAAATGTAGGCTTGGAGGCCTGCGGCGTGATGCCTTCCTGCAGGGCCTTGGGCTGATTGGGCAGGTGTTCGTAACCGCGAAACTTCATTACCCGCGTGGAGTTCTTCGGCAATGGCTTCGGCTGGCCGAACTGCTGGATAATCAAAAGCGGCTGGGCGCGTTTGAGCAGTTCCTTGGCCATGTAGCCCGCTGTCCTGTAGGAAATATCGCCTGTAGTAGTTAGAGGCGGCATAGCTCAACCCTCTTTGGACGATTTAGTCCTTGTTCAGATTCCAGCCGGCATCAAGATCGTCCTTATCCCCGATGCCGGCCGGGGCCATCGGCGCGCCACGCCCGGGCACTGCAAGAGCCCCGGTCGGGTCGGCCCGCTTGCGGCCGCCTTTTTCATTTTCAAATTTCTCAATCAGCTGCAGCACCTGATTCGCATTGCCCTTCTGGGCTATCTGCAAAAGCGGCTGGGCTTCCTTGTAGGGCTTTGACTGGATCCAGTCGTTGATACTGCTGAAATACTGGCTTGCCTCGGCCTTGCGTTTTGGATCGTTTATCAGCGAGAAGTATTCTGGATTGCCTTGCCTGATTGTTTCCATGTAGCGCTTGTTGTAGGCCTCGACAGCTGATTGCTGCGCCCTCTCCTTTTCGGCTTCGGCCTCGCGCCTGTCGAGAACGACTTCCGCCCTGTCCTGCGCGGCCTCGGCGCCGTAACTTGCCATGCGCTTGCGAAGGGCCTCCCCTTCGGGACTGTCTTCCAGGGCAAGTTCGGCAGCTTTGGGATTCAGGTTTTTAAGCTCCTCAAACTCCTCGCGGATATTGTCCGGAACAGCTTCAATCTTTTTTGGCTCTTCCGGCTGGGGCTTGGCCGGTTGAGGCGGAACTTCACTTGCCGGCCCGGGCTGCGCAGCTGGCTCCGGCTGACTGGCCTGGTCAAACGGCACTTCAGGCGCGGCGTTTTCTTTCAGCTGTTCCGGCTGCTCTTGCCTTTCTGGCTCATTCTGTTTGCCGTCCTGCTGCTTCTCTTCATCCATACCCAGCTCAAAACCCTCGTCCAGCGCGTCTAAATTTTCCTGTTCAGTCGCTTCCGGCGTTGTTTCCTGATTTTGTCTCATCCTCCAACCTTCCTTATTTTGTCAGCGCGGCCACAAGGCTCCTGATTTCCATAACCCGGCCCTGGGCGCGCCATATTGAAATTTCATCCTGCGCCGTTTCCAGTTCGGCGTGGGCGTCTGCAAGCTCGCATTCAAAAAGATCCGCCAAAGCGTCCAGCATTCCCGTTGGCGATATCTTGATGTTCGCGATTGCTTCCTTCCTTTGCAGACGATTGTTCATCATTCTGGCAATCCTCCTTGCGGCAAGGCGTTTTGCTGCTGCGCTGCGCCCTGCATCTGTCCAAGCACCATAAGCAGTTGCTGCTGTATCTGTTCAGGCGTCAGTCCCTGCTGTTGCAGTTCCTGCACAAGAGCCTGCACGTTGGCCTGTGCCTGCATGGCCTGCTCCCGCATCCGGTATTCCTGCGCTTCTTCATCGCTTCTCAAAATGCGCTCGGCCGGCAAATCGGTCTGTTCCAGCGCAACTTCCAGTAATTTTTCCGCCCTGATATACGGCGCGAATTGCGGGATGGCCATGTACTGAATGAGCGCCGGAACCTGCTGTTGCCGCACTTCTTTAGCAATCAGGCTCTGGCTGCCGCTGGCCACGACTTCAAAATCGCCCTTGATGTCCTCGCGTTCGTTCCACTTCATATTCCAGCGGAACATTGCCCGAATGAATGGCGCGACAATGCAGTCGTCAAAATCCTTGATGTGGTCTTTCAGAATGATATTGGCCGCGCCCATGAGCATGGAAAGGCCGCTGGCAGTTTCGCCCGCGCCCTTGACGTTGCCGTCTCCCGCATTGAAGCGCGGCGTGGAAACCTCGTCCGCGCCGTTCTGCCAGAATTGTGAAAGCGTCAGGTTGTGCTCTATGCAGCTTGGCACGGCGTTAGCCTGGAAGAGCTGGTTGATCGCCATTCCCGGCTTGTCGAAAAGAAATATCCGGTTGGCCTGCATCTCGGTCGGGTCATCATCCTCGCTAAGATAGGCCGCGTTGATTGCGTAGATTGGCCCGCTTGACGCCCCGGCATTGTCCTGCATCGCCCTCACGGCGGCATTGATGCCGGCTTGTGGAGCCCGCAGGGCGTAGGCAATCCCTTCCGGCCAGAAGGAAGTGTCGTCAGCCTGGTAGGGATAAAAGAAGTAGGGAATATCAATGCCGTCCAGCGGATTGACGTAAGCCTTGATAATCTTGTCGCCGATTATCCGGACATTGCTTGAATAGACCTGTTCGTAATCATCTTCGGAAATATCGGCTCCGGCCACAGCCAGATCGCGCCCGGACAAAAAACCCCAGCGCTCATATACCCGAAAACGGTTCCTGAGTTGGCCCCCACCGCTGTCATTGTCGGAATTGAGCTGTCTTACCTGCGTTTCCCAATCCGTCAGGCTTGCGTCCCCGTCAATGTGCTCGCGCAGATATTTGAGGACAGCCTCGCCGTCAAAACCGGGGAAGTTGGCAAGATCCATGACATCCTTGTCTGTCATGATATGCGTCTGCCATACAAAACGCAGTTCGGACGGCGTCCTTGCGCCCGGGTCGGGAAAAACATCCCAGATTGATACCGCTTCATGATACGGCCGATAGTCAATCGAAAACACTTCCTCGTTCCAGCTTGTCTGGCCGTATTCGTCCCTTGCGGCCACAAAACGCTTCGTGGCCACTCTTTCCACAAGCGGCCCCTTGAGTATGCCCATGCCATACAGACAGGACGACTTGACCACTTCCCGGCAGTTCTGCTGCCAGCTCGGGCGTCTCTGGCCATTCGCGTTGCACTCCTTGAGCTGATCATCTATCACGCGTTCCATTGCGGAAGCGCGATCCTTGTCAATCCGTATTCTGGCTTGCGGCGTGTTCGCTTCCTGCAGGGCCATTTGCATGGCCTCAGCCTGCATCTTCCGCATTGCAAGCTGGTCGGGCACAATATTCTGCATGGCCAATTGCTGCACTTGCTGCTGCACCATAGCCATGGCCTTTGGCTGAATTTCCGGCCCAAGTTCCTGCATCAGAATATCATCCGGCAACATGGGATCAGGCGTGGGCTCAACGCTCCAGTTCTTGAGCCTTTGCGGAAAAAGCAGATCCATGAGCCTTGCGGTCATGGTGTTCACCTTGGCCGTGGTCATGCGGTAAAAAACCCTCGACCTCTTGCGCTTTGACAGACGCCGGATAGTATCGGCGTCATAAATGCCGCGATACTGGCGCAAGTCGTCAAGCCAACGCAGTTCCGGCATTTTCCTCGCCGCTGCCGCCGTTTCGTATTCTTCCTTCAGGCGCCAGGCCAAAGCCTGCGGATCCAGCTGCGGCCTGTCGTCAGCCGCTTGCTCTTCCTGCATGGCCATGTCTGCCATCTGCTCAAATTCCGGCGGAAAATTCGGCATCAGTCCCTCATGCCCCTGATCAATGTTTTGATGTCGGCCCGCACTTCCTTGAGTGTGGACTGGATTGCGTCCAGATTGGTTTCGAGACGGATGATGCGCTGGCTGTGGTCTTCAGTAGTAGTCGAAATGCGGGCTATTTCGCGCCCTTTCTCCAGCTCGTGCCGCGCGGCCTGTTCCTTGATTGTGGCGATGCGCTCTTCCATCCGCGCCATGACAAGCTGGTTTTGCAGATAGCTGCCAGCCAGGGTTATGGAGAGGGGAGCCAGAACCGTGAAAAGCGCGCCCCAAAGTTTTTGCTTCATGTCTTCCATGCTATCCTCCTACGGCAAAAGATCGCTGCCCATGTCCAGAATGTCTTTCAGGCTGGACGTGTCCGGCAGGTTGACTATTGTCGGGAAGAAAAGACCAAAGATTATGAGCAGTGCAAATAGAATGAATATTCCCACAAGCGCGTAAAAGAGCATGAAACGCGGCGTGATGCGCCCGGCCTTGAAAGCCTGTAGTTCTTCCAGCTCTTTCTGGGCCTTGAGTTCAAGCGCCCGCTCCGAGTTCTTGCCGAAAATCTTGTCGATGAAAGGAGCTATAAAAGACAGGATAGTCTTGACTATGGTTATCATTGCCACGCCTCCCTGAGGCCCTCGAGGCAAAGCTCGCTTTCCTGCTGACGCCGCTTGACGAGACCGGGCAATTCCTTGCCCTTGGCAGTCTTGTAGATTTGGGAGATTCGCCGGCAGGCGTTTTCCCATTCCCCTCTATTTGCATATCTGGCCACGCTGGAAGCACAAAAGCCGTTCACGCCGATATTGTAGGCCATGGAAACCATTGCGGCCTTCACTTTGTCCGGCTGTTGGGCAAGGCGCGGCACACACTTGAGGATAGGCTTTGCATGGGCGAGGATTTGGGAATTGAGAGACTGGACGCACTGGTCAAAGCTGTACTTTGCGCCGGGCGTAACATTGCGGGTATCGCCGAAACACTTTGTCCATATCCCGACAGGATCCTTGTACGCCTGCGGGACATAGCCTTCGCTGTTGGCGATTTTATTCATGACGAGTGGTGCCGCGCCGCCAAGAAGCGCTAACAATGCCGCGCTTGCTACAATTTTGCCTGGAACCTTTTTATATGGAATTTTTGCCATACCAGTTCTCGCTCAAGTTTTGCGAAAACTGTAGCACGGGTTTTTTGGGTTCCTTGCTATAGTATAGGCTAGGGGTAGTCTAGGGGTAGGCTGGGAGTAGTTGACAGGTTTTTGCGATTTGACAAAAACAGCGTCAATGACTAATTATTTTACAAGGGGACGGCCATCCCCGCCATGAAGATGGCCGTCTTTTGTGGGCACATTCCCCGCGAATAAATCTACGGTTTCAGCGCCCGGTTGGAGGTCGATCCTGCCGGGCGCCGGCGTTTAAAGGTTCAACAAACGAACCAGCACGGCAACGAGCAGTCCGGCCAATATGGAGACCAGAAGCTCAAGCAGGTAGTGCCTCATATGGGTTACCTCCTTCCGGAGAATGGCCCACGTTCGGCATCCTATATTTTCTCCCCTTCGTTTTCAATAGCCTGCCTGTCTTTCAGCCAGTTCCACAACTCGGCATAGTTGGTTTGATATTTCTTGCCCAGGAAAATTATCGGCGCTCCGCTTTTATGCCATTGGCGCACAGTATCCACCTTCACGCCGAAAGTTTCAGCTATTTCCCTGGCTCCTTTCAGGTGCAGTCCAGCAATGTCCGGTATCTGTATGCCATCCTGCAAGACCATCAGTATCCCCCCATTTCGTCAGCTGGCCCAAAACTTTCGCCGTCAAAACGTCCGGCCCCCCATTCCGTCTTCACATTGAGATCAATTTCCGCCACGGCAAAGCACAATGCCGCCGCGCTTGGCCTTTCGAGTATGCTCATCCTGGCATCCTCAAATTTCAGCTTGCCTATTTCCGCCGCGCATTGGCTGTCCGCGCCAAGGAACAGGGTCTTCTCATTTTCGGTTCTGCGCTGCACAAGCGCATGGTAAAAGAGCAGCAGTCCTTCACCCTTGCCGCTCCAGCCCAGCGGATCGCCATAGCGCATGACGTGCCGGCGTTGCTTGCGCAGCTCGTCATTGGCGTCCTCGATCAGATAGGCCCGCTGATCGCAAAGCGGAGTTGCCCAGTTGCGTATCATCCAGTCATTGGTCATCAGCCCCAGTTTGTCCACCAGCCCGGTCGGGCTATTGCTCTGATATTCCTCCATCTTGTGCAGGTCATGCCGCCGCACGCCCACGATATTCTGACGCGAACACGTTTCCCCAAGCACCACGGCGCAACCATCCAGTTCTCCGTATGGCCACACAATCGCCCCCAGCATACGCCTGAACTTGATGCCCGTAACTGGTTCCAGAAAATATCTTTCCCTGGTGATTGCATCGGTAAGCAGTCTGACCCGCGCCATAATAAAACCCCCTTATGGCTTACGACAAATCCATCCCCCTCGACAGTTCCCCGCCTGTTCTCAATAACTCGTCCATTCCATCCACCACCGTGTCCACGATGTCATCATGCGCGTGTGTCATGGCCGGCGAAAACGCGCACATCTCGCTGATTACATCCTCGGCCCATTGCTCATGCTTCGGCACAAAGAGCTTGCAGGCAGCCACATACGGCAAAATGTCATTGGCCCTGCTAACCTTGTCCCTGTTTCTCTGTTTGGCTATTACCGGAATTGAAGTCTGCGCCCGCAAGGTCTGGATCAGTCCCGTGCCGCTGGCCTTGTCCTCGATGAAAAATCCGGTAAACCGGACAGGATTGACCATTCGCCTTGGCTTGTGCCTTTCCCAGAACTTCGTGGCGTGCTCCAGCAAATCCGGCGCCGTCCATTTGCCCCTGTCCATGTCCAGGCAATAGCAGTTCGCTCCGTCCGTGCCCATGTAATGCAGCACGGAATAGTCGTTGCGCTGGCCCTCCTTCATGGCCGTGTCGGCAAAAATTCCAACGCGCACAAGGTTGTCCGGCCTGACATCGTATCTCTGGATCATCTCGCGTTTGAACATCGCGCCGCCTGCGGGAGTTGGCTCCTGCATATACTGCGCGGAGAAAGCGAAAGGATCGAGCCTTTCCAGTCTTTCCGCCTCGTCCACGCTGAACTTCTCCGGCCACAGGACTTGCCCCTCATCGTCCCTGACCGGAATTTGCAGAATTTCCCAGAGTTCGGGTTCCCTTTGCCATACGTAGCCAACAAGATCCTGTTCGTGCAGCCTTTGCATGATCAGCAACACGGGAGTATTGGTTGAGTTTCTCCGCGAGTACAATGCCTGGCTGTACCAGTTGTTGCACTTCTCGCGCCGTACGGTCAGCGCGTCAATCGCGGCCAGCGGGTCGTCAATCACGATGCCGCCGCCAAATTCCGGCCTTGTCTTTCCAGCGCCAAAACCTGTCAGGCTGCCTTCCGTGCCCACGCCATAAACCGCGCCGCCCAACGCAGTCCGAAAATAATCCTGCCGCCCCTTGCCGCTTTCAACGCCAACGTATGGCGCGGCCTTGCGATACCAGTCGCTTGCGCACGTTTCCTTGATAACCACGGTCTGGGCAATGGCCAATGAAGCCGAGTAGCTCGTGTAGATCCACTCGCTGTCGGGAAAGCACATCAGCCCCCAGGCCACAAGATCCCTGGCGATAAAGGTCTTGCCGTGCCTTGGCGGCATGCAGATTGCTAGATTGCGCTTGCCGTTCGGAAGTTTGCCGCAAACCCACTGCGTTATGGCCCTGAATATGCGCCGGTGGAACGGAAAAACCTTTCTTGGCTGTCTGGACAAAATGCCGTGGCAGACAAAAAACTCTTCCAGCGTGGGGATATGCTTGTCATTGCCCGGCATTGTCTTCCCTCGCGCTCTCGACAATTTCGGCCAGCACGTCCTTGGGCGACTGGATTTGAACGCCAGCCGCGGCCTGCTGATTGACGTTGACCGTTGTGGAAGCATCCTTCGCGACCTGCGGCGCAAGGTTTTTATGCGCCCGCGTCAGCGTTTCCAGTGCTTCCGGCGTCTCGGCCTTATTGGCCAGATCAATCACCCTGGACGCCAGCACAATCTTTGCGGTGGCCATAATTCCCTGCGCCTGAAGTTCCTCCTGCACCGCGCTCTCAAGAGTGTGTTGAAAATGCAAGGGCAGGTCTTGCTTTTGCGTTTCTACCTCCTGTAAATCCTTGATGCAGGCCACTTTCTTTTGCACAAGGCCTTGCATTTTGCCTTGCGTCCAGCCCTCCGCCGTTGCTTTTCTGGAAACGCTGCTCGTGGCAACACCAAAAGCCTTGGCAATTTCCCCGAGGCTGATTCCCCTGACCTCGTATTCGGCTCTTGCCTGCTCCCATTGCTCCTGCGTAAGCCTTCCCATGCGCTATCCTCTTCTGTTTCCACCTCGTATGGCGCGATTTTATCCCAGACTTTTTTCCACCAACGGAAAAACCTGTCAGGCCAGAACAAGGCTTTTATTCCCCACACGTTTGCGCCTTCCTTGTCTGCGCTGAAAAGCATTCCCAATCCCAGCCTCGTTTGCCGTGCCACTGGACGCCGTAAAAAACAAAGCATGGAAACATCCTTGCCGCCATCTTGACCTTGATGCGGGCATCCTCGCGCCAAAAGCCCTTTGTCTCGTGAAATTCGGGCGTACCATCGGCTTTCACGACAAAGAAATCCGGCAAATATGAACACCTGTCGGCCAAAATGAGTTTCATGCTTTCATATCGCCACAAGACAATTTCGCCATTGCGATACTGCTCTTCCAGATACGCGGCATAACGCGCTTCAAGCCCGTTCATGCTGTCGCGCTCAAAATTGCCGTTTACAGGCGTTTTACATTTTGCCCGACCATTGGGCTGCATTTTTCCCAAATACGCCTCCTGCGCCCGATTAGAAGCATTCTCGATGGCGTCAGAAAGCGAGCTCGTCTTTGTCCAGTCCTTGCCGCGAATGTCTCTCGCTGAGAGGGTTAGCTGCTTGCTCATTGGCTTGCGTTCTCCCCGATTGCGGCCATGCCGCCGTTTTTCCTTGCCTGCCATTCGGCCCGCAACCTGTTCTTCGTTTCTTGCGCCTTGCGCCATGTCTCTGTGTCAACTTCGGTAGGGAAAATATCCGCCTGTTGCGATGTCGGGTCTCGCGCCTTTGGCGCTTCGTAGTCCTCCCAGCGCCGCGACAAGAGCCAGCCACGAGCCTGTTTCGGCTTTTGCCCCCTGCCCTCGAGGCGCGGCCTGTCAGCCGCCTCCTGTTTCGCGGCCTCGCATATCCTGGCCACAAGGGCGTCTGTCATGTCCGGGATGTCGAGCCAGGCATCGGCAGCTTCGGCCTTGCCACGGGAAAGACCGAAATCACGCCAGAAGCGTTCAAAGTCTTCCAGCGTCTTCCCGGCAAGGACTTTGCCTGATTTGGCCACAAGGCGCGGTTCCTCACCCGGCTCCTGCTCGGGAACTTTGTCCGGCTCTTCGGCCGGGGCCTCCTCCCCGGATGCATGCAAATCACACTCACCCCCCACAAGGGGGGGTAGGGGGGGTTTTAATATATTCTTTTCTTATCTTATCTGGCGTTTCTTGGCGTTTCACTTCGTTACATTGCGTTTCTTGGCGTTTCACTTCGTTACATCGCGTTTCCTGTGTTTCTTTTTTTCTTGCCCGAAATTCGCGGACGCGCTGGGTTGAGTTCTCGTCTTCACGCACAGGCTGGCGTTCTTCCCATTTTGTAATTCGGCCGGAAGTTATCATGCCCTTTGCTTCCATAGCGTCATAAATTGATTGGGCCGCGCCATCTGGCATACCTAAAGCCGCGTCTGCGCTTTCACAGTCAAAGCCGCTCACATCTCCACGAACTTCAGCCGCGCTTGCCCTTTCCAGAAGCATTGCCCAAATTGCCAAAGCGAAGGCAACGGGCTGCCCGCTTTTCCTGGAAATAAAGTGAAATTTGGGATCAGAGGATGTGCCCTCATGCCATCTAAACCAGGCCATGATTGCCACCGTTGACATATCCGCGCGTCATGGTATAGTCTCCTTATCAGAAAACAGTTACCCGCAGTATTTTACCCCGCTGCAAGTCAGGCCGCAGCGGGGTTTATTTTTTTACCTGGGCGCCATTTCCGATCCAGCCGCTTGCCACTGCCTGTGGCGCAATAGTAAAGTTCCTGCCATAGCCGCCACAAAAACATCCTTGTCTTTTGCCTGGTCATATAGTTCCAGTATGCGGCTTATTGGATCCTGGCTTAATAAAGCCATTATAATCATGTCCGAATCGTGCGTAAGCTGACGATTGTCATTGGAGGTGGACTCAATGGATATAACCATACTGAATTGTCCTGTTTGTCCGCATTGCGGAGTTGAAAACGTGGCTTTCCAAATGGTTGCTCAATATTTGGGGGACGAGGCTTATAAAACAGCCGCCTATCAACTTTGGATTTGCGGCAATTGCGGTCTTCCAGCTTGCAGTTTTACCCCGCGGCCGCTTGAAACTCGTGGGTACATACCGAGGGACCTTTACGAATTTTTTCCCATCCCAAAAGAAGTAGCAGCGCCATACGGCGTTCCGGACGAGATGGCCAAAGCTTTCCGTTCGGCAAAACGATTCCTGAAAATGGGCAAGGATGCGGATTACGAAGCGGCCTGTGTGATGGCGAGACGTGTTATTGATATTGCCGTCAATGATATGGGCGCCGAAGGTAAAAACCTTTTCCAGAAAATTGAAAATCTTGAAAAAAAGCGTCTTATTCCACCCGCAATGCGTGATTGGGCCCAATGTTTGCGGGAAATTGGCAATATCGGTGCCCATGTGGAAGAAGCGACCTGTGATGATGCCGAACAAGCCGTTTATTTTGCGGAAATGCTTCTCATTTATTTGTACACGCTTCCAAAACAAACTGAAGAAAGGCGCAAAAATCCTTGACTTTCCCGTCATTTTGTGGCCTGCTCTTTTCAGGTGCTCAACACACCTTCCAACGGCGGTCGTCGCCATTCCGAGAGAGCGACTTTTTTTGCGCCCAAAATCCGTTGTCAAGACTTGTTCCTGACCGTTCCTGCGCGATATAATGATTTCACTTTCCGGGTGTGGCCGAGATGTCCAGGCGCAAGCTAAATGCGGCCAGCAGCACCGTTGGGCTGTGTTGAACACCCGGAATTTTTTATTGCCCTTCAACAGGCGATCAACAACAAACCAACGGAGTTCAAAATGTCCGATCTTACCGCCACCGTTACCATCATTGACGGCCAGCCCTGCACCACTTCCCTTGATGTCGCTGAAAAATTCGATAAAAAGCATCAACACGTTCTGGAAGCAATCAGGAAAATTCTTGATGATTTGGGAGAGGGAAATATTTCCCAGTCCGAAGATTTTGGACGGTCGAATTTTCGACAGTCCTCTTACATCAATGAGCAGGGCAAAGAGCAGCCCATGTACCACCTCACCCGTGACGCCTTCTCCCTGCTCGCAATGGGCTTCACCGGCAAGAAAGCGCTTGCCTGGAAAGTTCGTTACATCGAGGCATTCAACGCCATGGAGGCGGAACTCATGGGCAAGTCCGAAAAAAAGGCCAGAAAGGTCAATGGCCGCAAGGCAAAGGCCATTCCTCAAGCCGAACCCACGCTTGCCGACAAAGGCATGGAAACCATGAAGAAAATCATGCGTCTGCGCGCCGAGGTCTTCGAAGCCAGCATCGAGGTCCAGAATGTCCTTGCCAGGCCTTTCTGGCACTACAAGGAGGAATGGTTTGCGGAACGCATGAAAGCCTTCGCCAAGGAACTGAACGATACCACGGGCGCCTTCTTCATGGCCATCAACCACAATATGATTGCGGTTGAACACATGTTCCGGGCCTACATCGAGGCCGAAAAAATCGTCATTCATCAATAGTTTGCCCATATAATTTGCACCGGCCCCGCCCCTCAGACGGGGTTTTCCTTTCCCCACCTTACCGATGCCGAGACCGCGCAAGTCGCCGCGACATTGGCTTCCGCCGCTTGCAGCATGATGGCCCCAAAGGGTGGCCTGAGCCCTGATTACGCTCTCCACATTGCCCGCAGGATGTTTGCCGAGCAGTATGCTTTTCTTCAGGCGCGCAAGTGGGAGGAGGAGACGGACAGGTTTTCGCTGTCGAAGAATCTGGATTTGAGGTAAGTCTTTCCTTCAACAAATCCCTGATCTGCATCAGTTCATTGAAAATTGCGAACGATACGTCCTTCTCGGACCAGGTCGTTTTTTCTCTTGAAATCCAATACTCGCACCGGGGGCAGTAATAATTTCGTTGTGGTGTGTCCCCGGTCGTGAATATTGGCGTCAATTCGTCCCCGCAATGCGGACATGTCGGTATCATGCTCATTCTGGTTTTCCTTCCTCTTTTCCACGTTCACATTCTAAAATATCCCAAATATAGTCAGGCCGTGGCCTCGGCATAATCGCGCCGGGAACTGGAATTTTGCTGTAACATTGCAATCATGTTTCTTGCTCATTGTCCTTGCCTCTCAAGTATTCGGTAAATTTCTTGAACCATCCTTTTTGCTGCTTCATGCTGGCCAGCGGCGCAATCTCGTTTATGTCGCGGTGACTGGCCTGCTCGTCCAGCATGGCGTAAGCCCGCCTGCATTGGCTGATTGTCTCCTGCAGCAGGCTTCTGGCCTCCCTTGCGCATGGCGGGTCAATCCCGCGATCTTCGCTGTCGGCCAATACCCGCTGCACGTCTCCAAGGCTTGCGCTTGCCCTGGCCACAACGGTCAGGACTTCGGCCCGGGACTTTGCCGGAGCAATATCGTGTTCCTGCTCAAACTGAGCCTCCAGCCATTGCAAAAGAATTACATTTCCAAGCCCCCTGCAAAGCGGCGCTGTGCGATCCAAATTCGGCAGATAGGAATCGTTGTCTGCAAATTTCTTGATTGAACCCGCGTTCATTCCGGACGCTTTTCCTATCTGGTCATGCGTCATGCCGGAAACGGAATACGCCAAACGCACAGCTTCCTTGGCGCTCATGTTCTTGTAGTCAGGCATGATAGGGTCTCCAACCATTAATTTCCCCTGTGGCCAACGTGGAAACACCTGCTATTTTACACCATGGCCTTGGCATACTCGCGCTTTTTTGCTGGATGTTGTGGCTTACAAATGCCCGCTTCATGCGCCAGAAGAAGGATGGCTTTTTCAGCACGTCTGGTTGTTGGCACACGATCTGACCTCATGGCGCAATAGTGGTCATGAACATATCCAATACGTTTCGCCACAGCCATGTGGCTGCCATAAATGCTTTTCAACTGTTCACAAACATCTTTGAGGTCTTTATCCATGAGAAACTCCTTTCCTGTTAATATTACGAGTAATTCTCGTATCAATCAACACAAAAATACGCGCATTGATTTTAAACAGGAGGTTACGCAAATTTATCGTATGGATAGTGAACGCTTTGAAAGGGCAATTGTTGAAGTCTTGACTGGAATAATCGAGGGCCGTGGGCTTCGGCATGATCCCTCCGCGCAGAAGGCATGGCCTTATAAAAAAGCTGCGGGCAGGACATGGCAGGCCATACGGTCAGAACAGACTTGCCAAAAACTTACCTTGAAAGATGCGCATGCGATGGCGCAGAGCTTGAGCGTACCGATGTCTCAGGTATGCGCATTAGTTGAAGCGCAGGAATTGCAAAACCCGCAGGTTGCCGAAATTCCCCCCAGAAAAACAACAATCCAGAGCGAGGAACCGCCTGCGCCCGGAATTGGAGAAGGTTTACAAAGATCTCTTGAGGAAGTTCAACAGGAATGAGTGATGGTTTATGTCTTTTGGCAAGTATGCATACGAAAATATAATTTCATTCCTGGGGAGTTTTACAAAAGATCCTGAATTTATATTCTCAAGTGTTTGTTTTTCATTTTTGCTTTTTATATATTGGTATAAAGATCACTTACCAAAAAATATTTTATTTAATATTTGTGCGGCAATACTTTCTTTTATTGCGGCAACATGGTTTTTCGATATGTTTCCTGAAAGTTCTATTAACCTTTTTTCCGCTCTTATTATTTTTTGCATTCTCCAGACTCTTTATTTTATCAAGCGTGGATTTGACGAAATCTTCAAAAGCGATGCTGCCAAAAAAACATACGAAGCCAAACGCAATAAAAATTTCAAAAAAACTAGGCTGGGGCTTGTGAGGCGTACTGGTAATACTTTCCATACAGGAACAAATAAAATTTTCCATAGACATAAAAAGCAAACTCTCAATTATTAAAAAGGTAAAAATATGCAGGAATTATTACGTGGATTAAACTGTTATATCCCATTTGAACATCATCAATTTACCGATCCATTTGAGAAACGTCCGGCTCTTTACGCCTTTATAGCCCAAGGTCTTATGGCAGGCTTGGGATTTTTGAAAAATTACACCATTGTTTATATTGGCCAAACATTGGATTTGTCAGGCAGGATGCAGCAGCATTTATCCGGTTCTGAACAATGGCAATGTGCAAAAAATGCCGGTGCAACATCAATTCTTATAAGCTATGTAACTCTGCCACCATTCTTTAAAGATAATGAACAACGCGAAAAATATTTAAAAGCTCTTGAGTTTGAACTGGTTGCCTATTACTTGCCACAATGTAACAAACGCTTTGTCTGATTATTCCTCGGCCTTTTTTATGAACTCAATCTTCACAGGGCCATTTAATGAAAAGTCCAGACACCATTCGATATGTTTGTTGCCGAGATTGTGATCAAACGCAATTCCGTTTTTGTGCAAAATGTCCTCAATCTGACGTAAATCAGTCCAGGAAACTTTTTCCGCGTCAAACAGGATTGAGACCCATATTTTTTGCCTTCGCCATAAAATTTGTGGGATAAATCTGTATTTAATATGCAATAAGAAATATTTTATTCTGAGCAGCAAAGGAAGGTGTTTTATAGTGTGCATCTCTAACCCTTCAAATTGGTAATAAACAGGGAACATAATGGAGTATAAAGAGATCTGTGGTTGTGTATTTGAAATTGGCATTAATAAATTGCCAATATACGAGAGTCCTCTTTGCAAGTCATGTAAGAAACCATTGGGTAAAAATGTAGAAAACTATTTTTGTCCATTATGTGGTTTTGAAATCTCACATCCTAACCTCGATGAGGCTATCTTGAGGGACAAGAGACGTATAGGACTTGGCTAAAGCCCTGTATGAATAACCCCATCTTTATCAGCAGAAATATATTTGAATCGCATTCCGTCATAACATAACAGCATTTCCGCTATAAACTGGATCAAGTCATCTCCCTGAAATTTTTCCACGATCTTTTTGGCGAAAATATACCTATCGGCACAGCCAGGGATGATTGAGCCATACATTTCCATGAATTTCACTCCGGATTCACAGGTGTCATGCACATAAAAATCCGGTATCTCTATTGTTTTCTTTTTCATTGCAATTCCTATAAATTTCAAACTCTTTGATAAAGATATGGCTTGCCATTGGCAGGCCATTTTTTGCTCCCAGGCAATTTCTGGCCTGCCGAATCCGTTCCGCGCATATTTCCCTCTCAAAACTCCAACTTATCCAAATATGAAAAAATAATCCACGAGAAAGAATCGTATTTTTTTCTTGTCAGATACGATATTTTCTCGTATTCTGTCTTTGCGAGCGGTGAGGAACAGCGAAAACTCTCCCACGGGAAAAAGTAGCATCCCGTCCTCCCCGCGAAGCAACCCGCCCGGACGGCATGGAGGCCTTGCGTAAGGCAAGGTGGGCAGAAAAG